TTCATGCGCGCGATCTCTTTCTCGTGGGCGTGCTGCGCCTCGCGTTCGCCCGTCGTGTGCGCCTGCGAGGCCTTGGTCTTCATCAGGTCGCCGACCAGCTTCAGGTTGGCCTCCTGCAGGCTCGCCTGCCGTTCGAGGTCGCGGTTCTCATCCTCGACCACGGCCCTTTCCTGCTTGAACTGCACGTCCTTGGCCTTCGACGCGATGTCGGCAGCCTTCAGGGCCAGCTCTTGGCTTTTGTCCTCGGGCGGCGCCAGCCCCGTCGGGGGTTTGCTGGCCTCGATCTGCAGCTTCGCCTGCCCGAGCTGGCCGTCCTGCTGCAGCTTCGCCTGATCGAGCTGCAGCTTCGCGGCGTCGGCCTGCCCCTTCATCTGCATCGCTTCGCGCTTGATCTGCTGGTCGCTGTGCTTGAGCTTGATCTCCTCGATGCCCTTCAGGACTTCGGGCGGGGGCTGGTTCATGGCCGACGCCGGCACGAAGAACTGCTCGGGGTTGTTCCAGCCCAGCGCCTGCAGCGCCGCGGTGTCGACGGCCTTGGCATCGTACAGCTGCGGGCTCATGCCCTGCAGCTGCTTCAGGGCCATGACCTTGATGATGCGCTGCGTATGGCTCGCCGTGTTCGGGTCCGCCTGCGGCACCAGCGACTGCGCGTACATGTCGAGCGCGTCGCGGAAGGTCTTCTCGTCCCACGCGAAAGCCGGCTGCCGGTTGCGCTGCCAGAAGCTCTTCGGGTTCTCCTTGAAGCACTTGACGAGGAGCTGGAACTCCTCGGCCTGCGCCGCGTGCATGCGCTTGTGAACGCTGTTCAGGATCTTCTGCGCCTGCTCGATCAGCGCCAGCGTCGTGCCCACGGGCGCGTCGGCGCGACCCTCGCCGACCTGCTGCTCGCTCGTGCCGCCCAGCCGGGAGCCGGTCGCGGCCATGTTGTCGACGAGCGTCATCAGCGCGCCGCTCGGCTCCTTGTAGGGGAGCGGCATGATTGCCTGATTGAGCGGCATGCCGCCCGTCTTCACGAGCGCGCCGCCGCCCGGCGGGACGCGGAAGATGTTCGTGTTCTGGCGACCGCCGGCGTCGCTGAACAGGAAGCCCGGGAAGTTCGCGAACATGCCCGCGTCGAGCAGCTCGCGCCACGCCGCGGTGATCGCGTTGGTCGTGTTGCCGAGGATGTGCAGGAGGCCGATGGGGTAGAAGCCGAAGCCCGGCACGAACATGTACGGGACGAACACGGGCCGCGCCTCGGGCAGCTCAGCAGTGTCCTCGTCGTAGTTGCGGACGACCGACAGGATCTGCTTCGAGCTGACGTCGATGGTCACGCGCCACGGGATTTCGAGGCCGCTCTCCTTGCGCTTCCACTTGTGCTCGAAGCCCTTGATGTTCAGCTCGCAGTAGCACTCGAAGATCTCGCGGTCGCGGTCCTCCGGGTTCAGCGCCTCGGGCTCGACGCCCTGCTGCGCCTTCTTCTCGCGCTGCGCGCTGTCGAGATCCTGCGGCAGCGGCGTCGAGAGCTGGATGTCGCGGTAGACGCCGAGGATCTGCAGGCGCTTCACCGTCGAGGGCCGCATCATCACGCGGTGCGTCGCGCGCTTGGCGCTGCGGATGTCGGTCGCGGCCGCGTTGACGATCAGGTCTTCGGCGTCGACCGTCTCGCTGACCGGCCGGTTGCGCAGCGGGCAGAAATACACCTTTTTGAACGAGAGGCCGCCGAAGCCGAGCATCAGCAGCATGCGGTCGGTGTCGGGGTAGTACTCGGTCGCGATGGCCGTCAGGTAGTGGTTGAGGTCCTTCTCCAGCGCGTCAGCCATCTGGTTGGTCTGGTGCGTGCCGTTGTTGTCGTCGATCCTGATCTTGACCGGGCCGTCGGTCGGCAGCAGCTCGGAGCGCGCGTTCGCCTGAAAGCGCAGCACCGCTTCGAGCAGCAGCGGGTGTCGGACGCGGTTCATGCCCTCGACCGGCGCGCCCTCGGCGCTGCCGCCGATGCCCGGCACCTCGATCTTCAGGCCCAGCAGCTTGATGCCCTGCGCGCGGTCCTCGATCCAGTCCTTGCGGCTGTCGCTGTCGTCACCGATGCCGCGGATCAGCTCGTCGGCGATGCGTGACAGCTCGCCCTCGTCGATCTTGTCGACGATGTTGCCGAACCACTCGGCGTTGTCTTCGTTGGCGTTCTCCTCGACCGGCTTGCCGTCGAGGCTGATCGTGATGGAGCCGTCGTCGTGCTCGATCTGGATGACGTTGCCGCTGTCGTCGAGGTGCTCGACGTCAGCGCCCTCGGGCGCGTTCTCGACGACGATATCCTCGCCCGGCGGAAGCTCGTCGGGGTCAGGTTGGACCAAGCGGATGTTGGGGTTCAACCCCGGCACTAACGCCATTCAGAAACCTCGTGGGAATGCAAGGATAACACACCGGGCGTCATTCAGAATAGTGACAGTCTGTCAACAGTCGAGCCCAGTTCGACTGTGATTTTTCAGATCCCGTACAACGAAGCCGGTGGTGCGCCCCTATGTTTGAGGCTCTCGCCCACTTCGGAAATGTGCTCGCTGCTGCGCGTCAGCATCCCGGCCTGCCGCAGATGCGTCAGGGCCTGCGATACGGTGTCGACGAGGTCGTCGTGCTTGCCGCGGGGGAACGTCGTGGTCTGCCCTATGGTCATCTCGGCCCACTGGCGGTTGGGCGCGAAGATCATACCCTCGGCGAAGAGGTGCTGCACGGCGTAGACGCGCGCGACCTTGTCGAGGGCGCCGGGATTGACGAGCTGGACGGCGAAGCCGTCGTAGCCGAAGAGGCGGCGCAGCTCCTGCGCGACGCTGTGGCCTGCGGCCTTGTCCTCGATCAAAAGCCGGTCGACCTTCATCTCCTTGCACGATTTCTGAACGCGCATGACGAGGTCGTGCAGCTCAAGCCGCTCCTGCCACGCGTTCATCAGCATGACCTTGGGCGCCTGATTGCCGTACTCGCGCGGGTCGACGTTGATCAGGCGCTCGCCTCTGATGACCTGCTTCGAGGGCTGCGCGACGGTGTCGCTCGTGAAGATGCCCCACACGGTGAGCGCGCTGAAGTCGTTCTCCTGCTTCGTCGTGAAGGCGGTGTCGAGGCTCGCGACGACGTAGTCGAACTGCGGGAAGTGTGGCGCATCGTGCAGCTGCCACCAGTCGCGCTTGATGATGCCGCCGCCCTTCGGCTCGGGGCGCTGCTGCAGCTGGCCGGCGGCCTTCCACGGGCCCAGCCGCTTCTTCAGCACCTCGACCTGCTCCTCTGCGAAGCGTTCGGGCCACAGCAGCTCGCCCTCCTCGGTGCGCGGGTCGTCCCAGCCGATGCTCGTCGTGAAGGCGCGCTCGGGCTCGAACTCCATGGGCAGCATGAGATGCGTCCAGCCCTCGTCGGTGTCGAGGATGTGGCCCGTGAGATCCTCCTCGCCTAGTCGCTGCTGGATGACGACGTAGGCGCCGGTGCGCGCGTCGTTGAGGCGCGTCGACATCGTGCCGTCCCACCACTCGTTCGTCGTCTCGATCAGCGCCTCCGACATCGCCTCGTTGGCGGCGTTCGGGTCGTCTACGACGATGATGTTACCGCCCTCACCCGTGACGCGCGCATCGACGGCCGTGATCAGGCGCTCGCCGCGCTTGTCGTTCTGGAAGCGGCCCTTGGTGTTCTGGTCGCCCACGAGATGGAAGCGGTGTCCCCACAGGCGCTGGTACCACGGGCTCTCGACCAGCCGGCGCGTCTTCACGCTGTCGCGCATCGCGAGCGACATCGCGTAGGAGGCGTGCAGCAGCGGCACCTGCGGCCCGCTGGTCGGTGAGATTTCGCGCTGCGTCCAGACCCACGCCGGGAAGCAGACGCTGACGATGCTTGACTTGCCGCACCGCGGCGGGATGTTGATGATCAGCTTGCGGATCTCGCCGTCGACGACCGCTTCGAGGTGCTCGCACATGGCCTCAAGCGGCCATCCCGGCGTGAACGGCGACGGGTCGACGTACTTCCAAGCCTTCTGGACGAACTCATACAGCGACGCCTCGCACTCGACGCGCTCGATCTCGCGCAGCGTTTCGAACGGGTTGAGGTCGGCTAGGTTCATACCCGCTTACGGCGAGTGCGCGACGGCGTGTTGGCGCGCACGCGCTTGATGATCTCCTCGCGCAGGTGCCAGTGGTCGTAGTGCGACTGCCGGATCTCGGCGTTGGTCACGTCTTGGCCTCGAAATACTGGGCGCGGGGGCCGCAGATCTCCCGGTCGGCCTGCGGCGGCCCGAAGCGTTCGGCGTAGCAGTAGCGAGGGCCCGGCGCCGTAGTCGGGCGCCCGCACATCAGGATGCCGTCGCTGTTGCGCCAGCTGTGGGCGCAGTCGGTGCAGAGGGGGGTCATTGCAGCCTCGTGTAGTCGCCGGCGTAGTAGCAGCCGTACATGATGTCGGGGGCGTAGGCGTTGCTCATGAGCGCCTCGAAGATCGCGCGCTGCCGCGGATCCTCCGCGTCGGCGACCTGCGCGTAGGCCTCGCCCGAGCCCGGCGCCCAGCCGACCGTGATGCCGGCGCGCAGGGCGGCGCGCAGCAGCTCGGGGGCGGGCATGACAGGCGGCTTCA